ATAACATCATCGTTTAAAGATTCATCTGTTAAACTTGTTGGATAATTAATATCTCGTATGTTTCTCCAATTATCAAGATTATCTGGATTAGTTTCATCTACCTCAAAGATAACTTTCATCATAGCATATTTGTTTTGTGAAAAATCTTCATTAGTATCTTTTACTCCATCTTTATCAGTATCAATCCATTCACCAATGTATCTTAAGTATCCCTCAAGTTGCACAAGTTTTGGATGTAGTGTAATATCACCACGAGCCGCTCCATTATAAGTTCTTCGTGCCGTATATGAATCACCCCAATTACCATCAATGTATACTTTATAATCTAAAAGATAATCATCTGAAACATATGTGTAGTATCCCTCTTCACCATCGTATTGAGTTGCAACTCTAAATGCTCTTGGTGCAAAGTCATCAACAACATCATTAATTAAAAATTGAAGTTTTAAGATTTGTTTCTGAACTCCATCACCACCACCAAAAACTATATCTGGTTTTCCATCATTATCATCATCAACTCCATGAGATACTGCAGTTATTCTTAACCAATCGTATCTTGTATCTGTTATGGATTCTTCTACTAATGATTCAGAACTACCAACTGCTAATGAATCTTGATATCCTACATTTGAGTAATGAACTACTTCAAATGAATAATCTGCATCTGAACTCTCATCACCCTCAGTCCAACCACTTATGTGTGAACCTTTGATAACTTTTGAATTTCCTTGTGTCCATGCATTAACTGATGTTTCACCACTCTCCACCCAAGTGATTAAATCATTATCAAATGCTATATCTAATCTAAATGTTGTGATATCTGCACCATTATCATCCAAAGTAACTTCCATCTCCAATACTTTATCTCTCCAAATATCAAAGTTGTTGTTATCAAGTGCAGGTTTAGATACATCTTGTGCCAAGAAGTCATCTAAATCTTGTGTAACGGAACCTTTCCACCACATTGCTGGTGTAGACCAGGTTCCTATTTGTTTGACTCTTATAATTGGTTCTTGAGTCTGTGCAGACAAAGTACCCAACAAAGTCATGGCCATAACCATTGTTTTTATCAAACGAATCATCGTCTTCTCCATATATATTTGTAAACATTTCCCTGAACTATGGGAATATCGTGTGTAGCCTTAATTTAGTTCAATAATAAATATAAGAAAGGTGAAAATTATTTAGACATCAAACCTTATGACGAATGTAGTGTCTAATTCATCACTTAGTTTAATTGGACGGGCTAACTTACCTACAACAAGTAAGTTATTCTTATCATCATATAGTCCTATAGTTGAGACATATGGATAAAAATCTGAACTTGTCACGAATGACAATTGAGTATCGGTAGCATTGTAAAATGTATTAAAACTACCTGTTCCTTCACCACTTGGATTATCACCTGGTGGGAAGAATAGGTCTGGTCTTTTAGTTTTACTATCTAATGTTATACTACCACTATAATCTTTAGTGATACTAACATTCATACTTGTGTTGAAATTATTCGCAGGAATCATAACTTCGTATAAGTGTTCATAATGTCTATGAGTTGCCTTATACTTTATATCATATCCTGTACCAAATCCAACATCACCATATGAACCTGTATCACTAACAACTGCAATACCATGTTCATAAAATATATTACCAATTTGTGAACCACTTCCATTTGAATCTATACCTTGTGTTCTATCAAATGAACTTGATTTATACGCAGAGAAACTTGATGAGAAGGCAAAGTCATATAGATTACCATCACCATCATCTCTTATATCAAATGTTGTACCTCTTGAAGTATCACTTAATTCAAATGTACCAGGTTTAATTCTTTCTCCAAATAAATCTTTTGGAATACTAAATACAGAAGCACTTGTGTGAAGTTCTCTTTTTGTACTTGTGGTGTTTGAATTTCCAAATACACCTATAGGATTAGATGCATCTTTATAATACATTTTATTAATTGTGTGCCATGTTGGTAAGGCGTAATAATTTGTAGTTATGGAACCTGATGTGATTGTTGTTATGATATCAGAACCAGAATCATAATTGTAAAGTGATTTTGAAACTGCTCTTACGGCAAACAATCCACTCCCACTATCGTTATTAGTGAGAGTAAATGTTTTGTTAGTTTCAAATCTTTTGATGGAAACATTTTTTCTATCAATGTCTCTAAACATTAGATTATCCTAAAAGTCAAGTTTTACTTTGATAATAGCTTCTCTTGAATAAGATTTCAATAGTGGT